TCTGAGTTAGAAGGATGTTACCAACTAACAAAGTATATGGCATTTGACGAAGATAATGCTATAATAGATGAGATGAAGACTAGATACTACAAGTTGTACTACAAAACCGCTAAGGAGGAAAAAAATGTCTGACGCTATTACTGACTATTGGACTGCAAAACCTCCTATTGAGGGACGCCCTGACATTCAAGTACCAGATGACTATTGGGAGAAAGAGTATGCGAGACAGCGCAAAGACCGTATGCAAGATTGCATCGATGATTACCTCCAAGATGAGAAAGTCGATGCACGACGAGCGTATGAGGAGATTCTATCTTGTGTCGATGATGTAATCAACTACCACAAAAAGCAATATGACAAAGCAGTCGAATTCAAATCCCTCATGCTCGGATACAGAGAATGTGACCTCATTGCATGTGCAGATTCCTTCGCAACTTCAGAGTGAGTGGGAAGATTATCTTGCAGTATGTGCATCTCTTAATGTAGAACCCAACGCAAAACGATTTCTAAGATACAACGAATTATATCCGTATAAATAAACTTGTAGCAAATCGTGTGATTATTCGTGGGAACCAGAAAAATTTCTCAGTTGGATACAATCTCAGATGCGAATCTGTCGGGAGAAGCAATTCTCCCTGTCGTCGTATCTGACCCTTTGATTCCTAACAGAAAAGCAAAAGTTAATCAACTGTTTAGAGGTGTTGCACAAGGCAGTAAATCCGACCCAGGATTAGCTTTTGATTTGGATAGAGATACTGGATTGTATCAAAATGCATACAACCAGATTGGTATTGCATTTGGCGATGGTGGTCTTTATATGACCAGAATCGATAATGGGAATAGCAGTACATCTCTTTTTGTCACTGCTGTTGATGATGTTGCAAACAATACTGATATCATTCTTGCCCCAAAAGGAACTGGTTCGGTTAGAGTAACAGGTCAGTTTGTTATGGATGATGGTTCTTTCATCCTTTCCGATGCACAAGGACCTAGAGCACGATTCGAAGTAAGTAACGTAGGAACTGGTACAAATACCAGAATCTTCACACTTCCTGCTATTACATCTGGTAATGGTACAACTTTGGTTGGTGATGACACAGAACAAACCCTAAGAAACAAAACTCTTCTTATTAATGAAGATAATTTTGTTATTGTTGATGATGTTCAAGAAGCAATCTTCCAAATTGCTTGGACGGAAACTCAAAATGCTAGACGTTCTTATTTCTTACCTGACGCAGGAGTAACAATTTCCGCACAAGAACCTAGCACAACACAATCTACTTTGCTAGATACAAAAGCAGAACAAATAGTTCTTAATAAAAGTTTTGTTGAACCAAAAATTGTTACTAATTCTGAGGTTGATACAAGTTACGTACAATTCAATACTAGTAACTTAACTGCAAATAGAAGTATTATTGTTCCAGACCAAAATATTGAATTGGTTGGAACAGATGCTACTCAAATTCTGCAAAACAAAACCGTTGAAACATTAATTTTACAAGACCCTACTGAAAACAGTAAAAAAATTACATTCTCGGTAGCAAATCAGGAATTGAGTTCAAATGAAACATTTGAGTTTCCTCCAACAGCAGTACTAAATAGTCCTATTAATGTTAACAATACAATTGTTAGTGAATTAGCGACTCAAGAACTTAAAAACAAAACGTTATATAATCCAACTCTCAGAACTGAGGGATTTAATGGTGCTGTTATTCTTGATGTTAACAACATTACTGCAACTAGAGTAATTCGCTTCCCTGATGCGGATGCAACTCTGTTGTCTACTGAAAACGTTACTACAGATGACGTAAACTTTGGTGCTGGTATTGGTGCTGCTAACTTAACGGGTCGAACCAGACAACAACAATTCTTCTACGCAGGTTTTTAATAAACAATGGCTAATCAAGGTATTCTTGCACAATCTAAACCAACAGCAGCAACAAATACTGTGCTATACAGTTGTGGTGTTGACCAATCTGCTAGTACGGTATTAACAATTGCTAATGATGGTACTGGGTCTACTTATAGTGTAGCAGTAAAAAACTTTGACCAAAAGTTAACTCTTAATGCATCAACATATAAACTCCACCCTGGAGATGTAATTTCATCGTATCGACTTGATTTAGATACTTCTGTCTCAGGAACTAATACATTCTTTACTCCAGAAACTATCATTAAAACTGATGATGGAGAAAAAACTTTTAAAATTGAATCTTTATATAAACCAGAAATCACTACTGTTTATGTGAAAGATGTATCTCTTAGATTAGTTTCTTTAGATACTAGTAGTGGAACCTTTAATGTAGGCGATACAATTACTACAGGAGTTGCTCCAGATGATACTACTGCTGTAATTTATGCAGCAACTCAACAATCGCTTTATATCGGTCCTTCAACAATCAATGGTGGCGGTGCAGAGTTTGCCGATGGCGATTCTATTACTTCGAATAGTGGCGCTACTGGTACTATTGCAGTTGGTGGTATTGGTACTGCAGGAAATGAATTTGTTTTCTCTACAACAACAGCAGGTGGAACTTACAACGCATATTTCTTAAGTCAACTTTCTGTCTTTGGAGATAGAGTATATAGATTTGATGTCTCTGACAGCAGTATGACTGGTAGAGATTTTAAATTGTCTGATACCGTAAATGGTGAATGGGGAGCAGACGGAACTATTGGTACTGGTGATGATGGTACAGAATATGCAGTATCAAAAACTACTAATGGAACAGCAGGTAGTGCCAATGCTTATGTTCAATATGATTTTGGTGCTAATGCAGGACTTCCTCAAATTTTGTATTTTTATGATGGCGGCACTGGAACTGCTTCTAATGCCGATTACGGTGGTGCTAATAGACAAATTCAGACTATTGCCGCATCAAGTGCGACTTTCTCAGGAATTTACATTTATGATTTAGAAGGAACTATCGTTAATAATTCTGATGCTTTCACTGTTGGAGGCATTACATATACAATTACTGGTCAGGCATCTGGTCCATATGGTTTTGTTCGTAGTTATAGTGGAACAACACTTTATGTTATTAAAGGCATTGGTTCTGCAGATTTTGCTGGGACTGATACATTCCAAGATAACCCAAAGGACAATGATGGAACTAGAACTGTAGCTACGGTTAGTTCTGTACTTGTTGCAACTGATGCTGTTGAAGCAGAAAATTATATTGCAATTGATGATACTAACGATGCTAATGGCATTGCTAAAATTACCTCTCTTGTTGTTGGTCCTGGTGAAAGAGTCGTTGTTAACAGCACAACTCAAAATAATGTATTCAGTTTGATTGGATTCGAAGACCTTTCAACTACATTTGATGTTAGAGCATATGGAACAACTCCAGCGCAGTAATATCTACCTTGGATAAATAATCAAAAAGCAGAGTAAGAAATGGCTTTAACTCGTCTTAAGAATATTATTACGTCTCGCACGGGACGTATTATTTACGTCAATCCTGATGACTTTGATGCCTCTGATTCTATTGATAACAGAGGCAACTCTGCACTGAGACCGTTCAAGTCTATTCAAAGAGCATTTCTTGAAGTTGCTAGATTTTCGTATCGAGTAGGTCTGTCAAACGACGAATTTGACGCCTTCTCGATTATGCTGTACCCAGCAGAATATGTTATTGACAATCGTCCTGGAGATGTACTATACACCAACGTAGCACCTATTGATGAGAACTCAAACTTAGATATTAACTCTCCTAATAATGTACTGTATAAGTACAATTCTGTTGAAGGTGGTGTAATTGTTCCCAGAGGTTGTTCTCTTGTAGGTACTGACCTTCGTCGTACAAAAATTATCCCCAAATATGTTCCCTACCCTACAACTTTTAGTGCAAAGGGAATCAACAATGAAGCGGATGTTCCACCTCGTACCGCAATCTTCAAAGTAACTGGTGGTACTTACTTCTGGCAATTCTCTTTCTTCGATGGTGCTGAAGAAGGTGTGTATTTCAAACCAGATTCTACAGAAACTCTTGCACCCAAGTTTTCTCACCATAGACTTACTTGTTTTGAATTTGCTGATGGATTGAACAGTCTGTCCACCTTAATTAACAATGGAACTGTTCCAAATGCAGATTATTCTTCGGTTCCGAATATTCTGGAAAGAACTGACTTAGAAATTTATTATCAAAAGGTATCGAAAGCATTTGCTACTATCCCCGACACATCTGGCGACCCCGCGACTGACCAGATTCAGGCAAGAGTAGAAGAAAATCGTATTGTTGGTCCTATTTCCGATGAATACCGAGTCCTTCAAATCACAAGAAATGGACAGACAGCTACGGCGGTCACTGTTGATGAGTTTGATAACCCCAGGGAGCACGGATTTTCCGTTGGTGTTAACATTAACATTTCTGGAGTTACTGGATCAACTGGACCGCAATCCGAACTTGATGCAACAATTTATAACGGATCTTTCACAGTCACATCCGCATCTGGTAACGTATTTACGTACCAGATGAGTTCAGAACCAACAGGAAATGCTGTTGGTAGTAATATTACTGTTAAGACTGAGATTGATACTGTTGACTCTGCATCTCCATATGCGTTTAACTTGTCCCTGAGAAGTGTCTGGGGCATGAATGGTATGCACGCAGATGGTAGCAAGGCAACAGGTTTCAAATCGATGGTTGTTGCACAGTTTACTGGTCTATCTCTGCAGAAAGATGATAGAGCGTTTGTAAGATATAATGCTTCTACTGGTAACTATGACGTTGCAACTGCTGGTGATGGTGCTCACTTAGATGGTTTTGCTGAGTATCGTAAGGGTTGGGCACACGAGCACATTAAGTGTTCCAATGACTCTTTCATTCAGGCAGTTTCGGTGTTCGCTGTTGGATATGGCACACACTTTACTGCTGAGAGTGGCGGTGACATGTCGATTACCAACTCTAACTCTAACTTTGGTAACACTGCACTTCGCTCTGCTGGATTTAAGGCAAAAGCATTCTCTAAAGATAAAGCAGGTGAAATTACACACATCATTCCACCAAAAGCATTAAGTGTTATTTCTACAACAGCGACGGGTGTTTCTGGTGCAAATACGATTACACTAACAAATGATGGTTCTATTAACGGTGTAATCCAAGGCATGACAATCACTGGAGATGGAATTGCTGCTTCTGCAACAGTATTGTCTGTTAATACTAATACAAGAGTAGTTACCCTTACTGCTAATAATAGTGGAACTGTTAATGGTAACGTTATTTTCGGTGAAGAAACATCTGTTAACTGGGTAAACATTGATATTCAGCGTACAAAGACAATCAACGCTGCACTTGCTGGACAAGGTGGAACACCAGGAACAAGATTGTATCTTTATGGATATGTAACCGAAGCATCACCACCAACAACTAGAGTACAAGGTTTTACAGTTGGAGCACGTCAAGATGGAACTGGTGTTAATGCTGTAGCAGATAAAATTAACTGCTTACTTGTTGCTCAAGGCGCTGCAGCAGCAACAGTACAATCTGCAAGTATTTCGCCATATGGACCTAGTGTATCTGGTTTAAGTGCTGGTGTTGACGGTTCACCAATTCAATATGATAGTAACACATATACTATTGGTGGTGTTCCAAATAGTGTAGGTGGATGGTACTTATCTGTAAGTTCTACCGATAACGAAATCTATACCGTTCTTTCTACCAATACTCAATATAACAACGTCAACTTCACACCTACAACTTTCCTTAAGAGGATTCCTGACAGCAGAGACCTTGCTGACAGAACTTATCGTGTTCGTTATGTAATTGATAAGGATAAGACTAATCCCCTGCCTCGTGACCCTATCAGCGGTTATGTAATGCAACCTCTGAATAGTGACACAACCAATTATAAACTCAATCGTACATTCTACATCTACGATATTGAGACAGTTCAAGAGTTTGAGAGAGGTGTCAATGACGGAATTTACTATCTTACCTTCCTTTGTGCATCTATTGCACCTTCGACTTCTAATTTCAACAACAGGAAGTTCAGTCAAAACGTCAACGAAGTCTATCCTACGTTTGACAGAGACAACCCTCTTGCTGACCCTGATGCTGCAATATCCGTCGCTGACAACGAAACTATCGGTCTTGTAAATGCAACCGATGGTGCTACACCTACACCCAATAAAGACCCTCAGCGTTCTATTACTAAGGAAGCAATCGAGTTTCTGTTAGCTGATACTGGTTGGACACAACCAGGTACAACACCTAATTTTGATTCTCTGAATGGTAGACTCTCTAATGTTGAACTTACTGCTCGTGCTGGTGATGAAGAGGTCAGAAAGATTAACATTCGTGAGAACAATGATGGAACAGTTGCTCCCATTAATGTAGAATTTAGAAGACACTCTATTCTACGTTCTGGTAACCATACATTTGAATATCTTGGTTTTGGTCCTGGTAACTATTCGACTGCATTCCCCCAGACTCAGGTAGAAACTCTGACACAAGACCAAGTTAGATTCTCTCAGTCTATCAAGGAAGAAGCAGGTGTTGCTTTCTACTCTGGTCTGAACTCTAACGGCGACCTGTTCATTGGTAACCAGGTTATTAACCCTGTTACTGGTCAGATTACAAACGAAGATATTGCACAACTGAATGTTGTTGGTGAAGAAAATACAACGATTGAGACATTCTCTGAGTTGGTTCTTACTGACAAACTGACTGTTATTGGTGGTGCATCTAACCAGTTAGAATCTATCTTCGCTGGTCCTGTTACCTTCCAAGGTTTAACTACATTTACTAATAACTTACAAGCGAAAAAAATTACATATTTTAACCAGGATGGTACAGTAATTAAGCAAACTTTACTAGCACCTGAGGACGCAAATGGTCAACCTGACTTTGCCAATATCACAGGATACAGTACGCCTGCTGATGGGGATCTTGTTTATAACATTAACTGGGAACCTGGCAAGTCGCTTGGTTGGATATACTACAATTCCGCTTGGTACGAATTTGGTCTCACGGATGTTGGTGATATCAATATTGTTAATGACAACGGCACTACAAGGATTGGTATTGGGGTTGCTCCTATATCTCCTTATAGGATTAACATAGATGGTTCTGTAAGAGTTGATGGTGACGTTGTTGGTACTGGTAGAGGTGTTGTTGGTTCTGACAAGTACATTACCAAAACATATTCTGGTGATGGAAACACATTGACATTTGCTGTTACTACCTATGGAAACAATATTAAGCACTCTGCCGATTCATTGTTGGTATTCTTGAATGGTGTAGCACAAATTGCAGGCACTAATTACACTGTCGATGCTAATGGTGCAAACGTTGTATTTGCTTCTGGTGATGCACCTACAAGCACAGATACAATTCATATCGTTGAAATGCCTATCTAAATATAACGGAGGATTCCTAAACTACCATGGCAATCACAAGAATTAGTGGCAATCAGATTGCCGACACAACATCAGCAATCGTAGATACACTTGGTTTTTTAGATAATGAAAGTATCTTAAGACTACCTACTGGTACTACTGAAAATAGACCTGAAGGTATTTCTGTAGGTACTCTTAGATTTGCTACCGATATTGATTCTGCAGAAATTTATAAAGCTGATGCAGATGGTCAGGGTAACCCTGGATGGACAAGTGTAGGTGGCGGTGGTGCCTCAGTTGGTAATGATGGATTGATTAGAACTAATAATAGCAATTTAACTGAGGATGCATCTGTCGGAAGTTCTCAAGGTGATGAATATAAGCATGGTCATTGTGTAGGACCACTTACCGTAGATACAAATGCCACATTGACTATTGAAGCCGATGGTATCTTGTTGATTCATTAATTCTACTTACTTATAAATAACTAAAAAGAGCGTTGCAAAATGAGTACACTCAGAGTTGATACTATTACCAATAAACTGGGTACAGGAGGTCCTACTTTTTCTGGTAACTCCATCCTTAGTGGTAACCTTACTGTTACTGGTAGTTTGTTAGATAGTGGTGGTAATGACCTTTTATCTGGTAGTGATGCATCTGCTGTTTCTGATGGCACAACAACACTCACTGTTGCCAACAGTGCATTGACTCCAGATACAACAAATGCCCGTGATTTAGGTAGTTCTACGCTACGCTATAGAAACATTTACACAAACGACCTTAATTTATCTAATGAAGGTGGTCAAAATGATGTTGATGGAACTTGGGGTTCTTGGACAATTCAAGAGGGTGAGGACGATTTATATCTTCTAAATAGAAGGAATGGTAAAAAATACAAGTTTAACTTAACGGAGGTCTGATAACCATGGCACTTATTTCCTTGTCGGAATCTGGGAACATTGGCAATGGTGGCAGAATGTTCCAATATGGCGATTATATCGTTCACGAGTTCAGAGCGGATGGTATGTTATGGTTGCCAGCAAACAAAACTATTGACGTTCTTTTAGTTGGTGGCGGAGGTTCTGGTGGACCTTCTTATGGAAACAATGATACTGGAGAAGGCGGCGGCGGTGCTGGTGGAGCACTTTGGAGAACTAGTTATTCTATATCTTCTGGATATTATCAAATTATCATCGGTCAAGGTGGAAGACGCCAATCTAGAGGCGTCCCATCCGATGAACAGAAAACAACTGCTAACAATGGTGGACATACTTGTGCCTTTGGTGTAGTTGCTTATGGCGGCGGTACTGGTGGTGCTTCTGACGACTATCTGCCCCCTGGTAGAGGCGGTTGCGGCGGCGGTGGTGGTGCCAGAAATGGTAGCGGATGGAACAATGGCGTCGGACAAAGTGCTCAGGATTTTTCTGGTTGGACCAGATATGGTGGCAATGGTGGTAACTCTGCTCAAGGTAACTATTCTGGCGGCGGTGGTGGCGGCATTGGCGGCAACGGTGGCACCCAAAGTGGTGGAACAAATTCCTCTAACTCTCAAGCAGGCGCTGGCGGTGCTGGTAGAGACTTTGGTGCCTACTTTGGCAGAACTGTAGGTCACTACGGTTGGTTTGGTGGTGGCGGTGGAGGTGGCACATATCGCCACGGTACATCTACAATGTATCAAGCACCTCCTAATGGTGGTAGCAGCAACTATGGTGGCGGCGGTTTCGGTGTATCCGCTAGAGAAGGTAACCAATCAGACCCCAACCAATTTGCTGCTACTAGAATTGATGGCATGAATGGCACTGGCGGTGGTGGTGGTGGTGGTGTTGAAGACCAAGAAAACTTTGAACAAAACCAAGGTGCATGTCACGGTAAAGGCGGAGATGGTGCAGTTGTTCTTAGATACGCAATCTGATTGATATAATCTAAAAAATGATATATACTGGGGATATATGCCCCAGTTTTTTATGATTACTGTTACTGATAATTTTTTGAATCTCTATGATTATAATAAACTGTGGCAAGTAATTGACGATAGAAATTTTCCATGGATTAAAACTCCTATAGTTCCAGAAGAACTATCAAATAAAGGATCTAACAATATTCAGATGGTGCATTATTTTTATGAAAATTATGCACCATCATCTCAGGCAATAGATGAATTACTACCACTATTTCAAATGATAAATCCTTTGGCACTGATTAGAGTTAAGGCGAATTTGACTTTTCCAACAAAAGAAAGTATTGAGTCTGGGTATCATATTGATTGCACTCATCACGATGAAAAATCATATCTGCGAGCAGGTATTTTGTATATGAATACTTGTAATGGTTACACTAAGTTTGAAGATGGAACAGTTGTTGATAGTGTGGCAAATAGATTTGTTAGTTTTCCTAATGCAATGAAGCACACTGGCGCGACATGCACCGATGCTCCCTATCGAATCGTTCTAAACGTCAACTACATCGTTTGAGGGAGTGTGCCAGTTGAAATAAGTGTCACAGGGGGTATTGAACCCCCTTTTTTCGTGCTATACTATCAGGGTACTCAAGGAGGAAATCCAATGCCCCGATTCGTTCTGTCCGCTATTGATGAGGACGAAACTGTAACGACTAAAAAGTTTGAAGGAGTTTATCTGGATGACGTTGTTAGCAAAGTCCAAGACTTTCTGCACGGTGTAGGATTCGTCTTTGAAGAATTGCACACGCAAATCTATCCTATCAACACCGAACATCCTGA